GACCGCAGAACGCATCATCTACACCCTGCTCACCGGAAATGCCGGGCTGGTGGCGTTGGTTGGAACGCGCATTTACTACGACGCCCGGCCCGAAGACGACCCGCTGCCGGCCATTGTCTACAGCAGCATCAGCGACACGCCAACGCCCCCCATCGACAGCACCACAGGTCTAGAGCCGTGCACGGCACGCCTCCAGATCAACTGCCTGGCAACGACAGCCGCCGCGCGTCAACAACTGCTCGAAGGCGTGATCGCCGCGCTACACAAGCAAAGCGGCAGCATCGCCGGCAACACCACCCAAGCGGTACTGCAAAGCACCGCCGGCCCCAGTCAATACGACGCCCTGCTCGGCATATACAGCCTCAGCGTCGACTTTACCGTGCATTACCTGAGATAACCCGGAACAACCCGGATCAACCCGGATCAACCCGGATCAACCCGGAACAACCCAGGTCACCCCACATAGACAGCGGCCCCCGCTGCTGTCTTCATTCACCCGCCACGGCGGGTTTTTTTATGCCTGAAAGGAACCCATCATGGCTCTAGCAACTGGTGTCGCCAAGCAAGTCCGCTACAAACTCGAAGCCACCTACGGCACTTTACCCGGCCCGACGACCGCCCAATTATTGCGCCGCGTGCAATCCACCCTCGACCTCTCCAAAGACACCTACCAATCCAACGAAATCCGCGATGACTACCAGGTCGCCGACTTCCGTCATGGCGTGCGCAAAGTTGGCGGCTCGATCAATGGCGAGTTCTCGCCCAAAACCTATTCCGACTTTATCGCCGCCGCCTTGCGCCGCGACTTCGCCGCAGTCAGCGCGATCACCGCCCTATCCATCACCATCGCCGCCGGCTCGCTGCTGGGCGGCATGCAGACCTACACCGTCACCCGCGCCGCCGGCGACTTCCTGTCTGGTGGCGTCAAGATCGGCGACGTAGTGCGTCTCACCGCCGGCACCTTCAACGTCAACAACCTCAACAAAAACCTGATGGTAGTAGGCCTCACCGCCACCATCGCCACCGTCGTCGCCCTCAATGCCACCGCACTGACCGCCGAAGGCCCCATTGCCTCCGCCACCCTCAGCGTGGTGGGCAAAAAGACCTACGTACCGACCAGCGGCCACACCGACAAATCGTTCAGCGTCGAACACTGGTTCAGCGATGTCGCGCAAAGCGAAGTGTTCACCGGCTGCAAGGTCAATACCGTGGGCATCAAGCTGCCCGCCACCGGCATGGCCACCATCGACGTTGGCCTGGTCGGCAAAGACCTGGTCACCGCCACCAGCCAGTATTACACCAGCCCCACCGCCGCCACCGCCACCGGCGTGGTGGCCGCAGTCAACGGCGTGCTGGTCGTGGGTGGTGTGCCCATGGCCATCTGCACCGGCATCGACCTCAACATCGAAGGCGGCTACAGCGGCGAAGCGGTGGTCGGCGCCAACACCGTGCCCAACCAGTTCCCCGGCCGCGTCAAGGCCAGCGGCCAGTTCACCGCCTACTTCGAAAACGGCACCCTGCGCGACGCCTTCCTGAACGAGACCGAAATCAACCTCATCGTCGTCATGACCGCCAACAACGACGCCGCCGCCGACTTTATCGGCTTCACCCTGCCGCGCCTCAAACTGGGCGGCGCCAGCAAAGGCGACGGCGAAAGCGCCATCGTCGCCACCTTCCCGTTTCAGGCCCTGTTCAACAGCGCCGGCGGCACCGGCGTCAACAGCGAAAAAACCACCCTGGTCGTGCAAGACAGCCAGGCCTGATGTGTGTTTGACGGAATAGCCACGGCTATTCCGCCTCCCCTCACCCAAACAAGAGACCCTCATGCTCGACATCAACGCCGTACACGAACAACCCACAGCCACCATCGACATCCTGCACCCGGTCACGCAAGCGCCGCTGGGCGCCCAGGTGACGCTGGCCGGCCCGGAACACCCGGACCGCAAGCGCATCCAGTTTGCCCGTCAACGCCGCGCCCGAGCCGCCTTTGCCAAACGCGGCCGTCTTGAGTTTGACGACCCGGAAGACGAACTGCAGGACGAAATCGACTACCTCGCCGCCTGCACGCTGGGCTGGACCGGAATCGCCAAGGACGGCACCCTGATCGAACACAGCAAAGCCGCTGCCCGCGATCTGTATGCCAAACCGGAAATGCGCTGGCTGCGCGTGCAACTGGCCGCCGCGCTGAACGACCTGGAAAATTTTATCGTCACCTCCGGCAGCGACTGATCGACCGCGTCGCAGCAGAAGCGCGTCTGTCCGCCCGCCAGCCGGACGGCCAGACGCTGGCGCAGCATCTGATGGCCGCCTGGCGGGCCAGCGGACGCCAGCCGGAGGAACTGAATTTGCCGGATGTGCCGGGTATTGCGCTGGGGGTGTATCAAGCCTGGCGCAACTTGTCGGAATCACGCCCGTCCGGGTTTGGCAAAGCGCAGGTGAGTTATGGCGAAATTGATGCCTGGCAGCGCGTCAACAACGTGCGGCTGACGCCCTGGGAACTGGAAACATTGATCGAGATGGACCGCGCCGGGCTTCAGGCGTCTGGCGAGTAGCGGGGCGCCAGGCTGCTGTTCAATGCCTGAAACCAGAAAACCACGGTCCAGCCAAACAGTAGGTTAAGCCAGACGATGGCGTCCCACCCGGGAACACGCCTAGCCATAGCGATCACGCTGGGCAGGACGTACAGCACAGGCAACACCGCAAAAATCAGTTCGATCATCGGACACCTCCTGTCTGCAGTTTAGTTGAGGAATGGATCATGGCCATTGAAATTGGAAGTCTGGTGGTGGAACTGTCGGCCAATGTCGCGCGTCTGTCCGCCGACATGAACAAAGCCACCGGCATCGTCAGCGGCAGCATGAAAAACATGTCCGACAGCATCCAGGGAATCAGCAACCGCATGAATCTGATTGTCGGAAGCCAGGTATTTCAGTCCCTTGATCTGCTGGCCAGGCGTGGCATGGAAGCGTTTTCCGCCATCAAGCACAGCGCCATCGATGCCGCCGATGAGCTCAACAAGCTGTCGCAGAAGACCGGCTTCAGCACCGAATCGTTGTCTGGCCTCAAATACGCAGCAGAACTATCCGACCTCAGCCTGGAAGGCATGACCAAAAGCCTCAAGAGCTTATCGGTCAACATGGTGGAAGCCAAAGGCGGCAGCAAGGAAATGGCCGGTATCTTCAAGCAACTGGGGGTGTCGATGGACGACCCGGAAGCTGCGTTGCTGCAACTGGCCGAACAATTCCAGCAGATGCCGGATGGCGCCCAGAAAGCCGCCCTGGCCGTCAAACTGTTCGGCAAGGAAGGCCTGACCATGATCCCCTTCCTGAACCAGGGCCGCGATGGCATTGCCGAACTGACGGCAGAAGCGCAGCGGTTTGGGCTGGTAATCGACAGCGAAACCGCGCGCCAGGCCGAAGCCTTCAACGACAACCTGACCCGACTGAAAGCCAATGTTGGCGGCTTGGTGCAGCAGCTTGGCATGTCGATGTTGCCTATGCTGATGTCGTTGTCCGAGTCGTTGCTTTCCGCAAAAACGGCGGTCGGCGGGTTTGATGACAATGTCCGTCAGATCGTCGGCCGCCGCGCAGGTGTGGAAGGGTTCGTCGAGAGCTTCGCCAGAGGCATGGCGCATCTGTACAACATGATCATGCCGGTCATCGTCATTGGCCGGCAGCTATACGATGTGCTCAAGGGCATCGCCATCGAGGGCGCTGGCTGGGCCGCCCAGATTGGCGCCCTGGCCAGCGGCAATATCAGCGGCTTCCGCGCCATCCGCGAAGCCGTCTCGCGTGACGCAGAACAGCTACGCAAAGACTCTGATGCATTCATCGCGCGCATCTCGTCTTCAGCCCAAGGCGCTGCCGGCAATGTCACCAAGTTTTTTGACGAGCACCGCCGCACCGTCCGCAGCGGCAGCCAGAAATACCTGATGGCCAGCGAACAAGACGCACGGTTGCTGCAAACCGCCATCGACAAAGCCTATAAAGGCGCCGGGAGATCCGTCAAGGATTTCGACTCGGTGCTGTCGGCCAGTAGCAACAACAGCAAGAAGGTGGCCGACGAAGCCGCCCAGCGTCTGGCGTCCATCAAAAACGCCGATCTCGATCTGGACTTTGCCAAAGTCGCGGCAGAAACCGAAGCGATCTATGCGCGCTCGCAAGTGCTGGTGAAGCTGCAACAGCACGCCATCGATGCCTATGCCGACTCGCTCAACGAAGCCGCCTTCGCCGCTGCCGACCTGCAGATCAAGTTCAATGGCATGGTCGACGCCAATGCCCAGGCCATGACCGAAACGGCACAATCCACCGTGGCCAGCCTGGGCGAAGAGATCGAAGGCCTGCGGCTGCGCAACGAAGAAATCGGCCTCACTGCCGAGCAGCTGGCCCTGCTCACGCAAACCCGGCTGGACGCCACCATTGCCAGCAAAGAACAGCTTTATGCCGATACCGCGCTGACCGAGCAGAATGCAGATTACCTGGCGGCATTGGCCGAGCAAATCAAACTGCTGCGCGAAAAGAAAGGGTTGTTGGGCCAAGGGGCCGCCCGCCAACTGATTGCCGATGAAGCCCGCACGGCGCAGGATGAATGGAAGCGCGCGGCGGACGACATTGAAAAGAGCCTCACAGACGCCCTGATGCGCGGCTTTGAAGGCGGCAAAGATATTGGCCGCAACTTCGTCGACACAATCAAGAACTACCTCAAGGCCGCATTCCTAAAACCGATTTCGGTGCAGATCAGCACCACACTTCTTGGCGCGGTGGGCATGGGCGGCACAGCCCAGGCAGGAGGAATTGCGGGCGGCAGTTCAAGTACGATTGGCGTCGCAGGCGGGTTGAAGGCGCTATATGACAGCGTCGCCGGCGGCTTCGCCGCGCTGGGAAATAGCGTAGCGTTTGCCACCGAAGCGGCGGGCAATTGGTTGGTGACCAACACCACAGGTGCGCTGAATTCGGCCGGGTCATCTTTAATGGCCAACTCCGGCGCTGTCGGCTCTGCCGCTTCCGCGCTCGGCGGCGCAGCCGCCGGCTTTGTCCTCGGCAAGATGATCAGCGGCGGCTACAGTGTAATCGGCAAGAGTGGTAATACAGCCGTGGCACTGGGCACGGCCATCGGCTCGATATGGGGGCCGATCGGCTCGGTCATCGGCGGCGCCATCGGCGGCCTGGTAAACCGCGCATTCGGCATGGGGGCAAAAAAATCCACCGGCGATGGAATTAGCGGCACGTTTGCGGGCGAAGACTTCAGCGGCTCAGAATGGGCAACCTGGAAACAAAAAGGTGGCTGGTTCCGCTCCGATAAAAGCGGCATCGACACCGGGCCGCTTTCCAATCAAGCCACCAGGGCAATGTCCGACGAGTTTGCCTGGCTGAAGCGCGCGACGACGGATTACGCCCATGCGATGGGCCTCCAGACCGATAAAATTGTGGCGTACACAAAGAGCATCAACGTCAGCCTAACGGGGCTGGATGAGGCGGGCAGGCAAGCCAAATTCACCGAGGTTTTCGCCGAAATGGCGAATGACATGGCAAACCTGGCACTGGGGACGGTAAAGTACACCCGAGCCGGCGAATCCTCCGCACAAACACTGGAGCGCTTGGTTGTCCACTTGACCGCTGTCAACGCGACGATGGCCAGCCTGTCCCGCAACGCCTTCTCCGCCAGCCTGTCTGGTGCGGACATGGCAAACCAACTGGCTGATTTGGCCGGTGGCATGCAGGCGTTTATCGACCTCTCAGCCGGGTATTACCAGAATTTTTACAGCGAAGGCGAACGCTTCACTGCCGCTGTGGCCGGTATGCGTGACAGCCTGATCAATATCGGCGTCAAAACCATGCCGACCACCATCGCCGCATTCCGCCAGTTGATGGAGGCGCAAGACCTCACCACCTTGAGTGGCCGCGCCACCTATGCCGCGCTGCTGAATGTATCAGCCGGGTTTGCCGAGTTGGTCAACAACATCTCCGGGCAACTGCACGAGCTGGAAGCCGAGCAGTTGAAACTGGCACAGGAAATCTTAGACGAACGCAACAACCTGGAAAAACAAATGTTCGCCCTGTTGGGCGACGAAGCCGCCCTGCGCGAACGCGAACTAGCCAGCATCGACCCGCTGAACCGCGCCCTGTTCTTGCATGTACAGGCGCTGAGCGATGCAAAAACGGCAAATGAGGCCTACACCGACCAACTGAACGCGCTCGCCAGCGCCGGCCAGGGCGTGGCGAGTTTTATCCGCGAACTTCGCGCCGACCTAACCTCTCCAGGCAGCACGTTAAACAGCCTGCGTAGTGCCTATAACGCAGACCTAAGCCGCGCCAAGTTGGGTGATTTCGACGCCAGCAACGCGATTGCCGACAGCGCCAAAGAGTACCTTGATGCCGTGCGCAACCAGGCCAAGAGCCGCACCGAGTACGACATCGCCGCGACCCGCATCGCCAACGAGTTGGAGAAGTTGCCGGCCACCGAGAGCTATGCCAAGCAACAACTGGCGGCGCTGCAGAACCTGCACACCCAGGCCAACAGCCTGGACGCGCTCGATGCCGCACGGCAGGAAGCAGCAAAGCGCGTGCTAGGCAACGTCGACGCCAACACGGTGGACCTGTCAACACAGACCGATCGCCAGATCGACCAATTACGCCAGTTGGTGGGTGAGAGCATCACCAACAGCGCCCGCATCCTGCAACTGAATAGTTCGATGGATGCGCTGAAAAACGCCATTGTGGCCATGACCGCTGCGGAGAAAACCAAAGCCGACATCGCCAACGGCAATATGTTGCTGAAGGCGCTGACCGAGCAGCAGGCGGGGGCGATTGCGGGGGTGAACGCGGGTATTGATCGAATCTGGCAACTGCAATCCCTGTATGGCAGCGGGCAATACATCAACGCCAAGGCGGGGCCGTTGGATTACTCCAACAGCGCGCAATTTGCGGTTGTTGACGGTCTATATAGTCAGCAATACGGTCAGCACTCATACGCCACGATGACCGGCTACAACAACATCAGTGCTTTCAAAGCCGCCTACGCCGCTGAAAAGCTCTCCGACAAGACGCTAGGCCAAGCCAGCACCCTCAAAGACCTGAAAGACCAGATCGAAGCCCAGCGATCTGCCATCCGCGCTCTCGGCGGCATCCCGCAATTTGCCGTCGGCACCAACTGGGTACCGCGTGACATGACCGCGCGCATCCACGAAGGCGAACGCATCATCCCCGCCGCCGATAACTCGGAATTGATGCGCCGGCTGTCCAGCCCGCGCGAGAACAACACCGCGCTGCTGGCCGAACTCAAAGCCCTGCGCGCCGAGGTGGTGCAGCTGCGCGCCGAAACCCGCGCCACCGCGCAGCACACCGGCAAGGCGGCACGCCTGCTCGACCGCGCCATGCCGGACGGGGATGCGCTCAGCGTGAGGGCTACAACATGATGCAATTTATCAAGCCGGTGCAAATCGGCGATGCGCAATTCATCAGCAGCACGCGCGCCGAAAACGATCACGCCGCCTGGAGCGGCGCGACCACCTACGCGCAGGATGCGCGCGTCATTCTCGCCAGCACGCACCGGATTTACCTGAGCACGCAGGCCGGCAACCTCAACCACGATCCGGCCACCGATGATGGCACCTGGTGGCTGGATGTTGGGCCTACCAACCGATGGGCGATGTTAGACGCCGTGGTCGGCACGGTCACCGCTCAAGCCTCACCGCTCACCGTGACGCTGAAACCCGGCTTTATCACCTCACTGGCGCTGCTGGATATTGCTGGCACCTCGATCACGGTGACCATGACTGACGGCCCAGGTGGACCAACGGTCTATAACCGCAGTTTCGACGTATCCGACACCGCCATTTTGACTGACTGGTGGGAGTATTTCTACGCGCAAATCACCCCCAATAAGACGCTGGTCATCAGCGATTTGCCGCCCTACGAAACAGGCCACCTGAGCGTGAGTATCGCCGCCGCCGGCACGGCGCAATGTGGCACGTTGGCGGTGGGGCAGGCAGTGGACGTGGGCGACATTGCCTACGGCGCGCGCATTGGTATTACCGATTACTCACGCAAGGAAACCGATGATTGGGGCGGCAGTTACGTCAGCCAACGCGCGTTCGCCAAGCGATTCGAAGTCATCGCAAGTATCCCCGCTACCCGAGTTGATTACGTTGCGGCCCAGTTCGCCGCCATCCGCGCCACGCCGGTGATTTGGCTGGGTGGCACGCAGTACGACTCCCTGCTCGCGTTCGGCTGGCTGCGCGATTGGGGTATCAACATCGCTTATCCGACCTATTCCGAGGCATCCATGACGATTGAGGGACTGACATGACCATTAGCGCACTACCCCCCGCGCCGACGCGCGAAGACGCCGCCGACTTCCGCACCCGCGCCGACGCGTTTTTGTCTGCGTTGCCGGCGTTTGGCACGCAGGCCAATGCGCTGGCGGCGGATGTGACCGCCAAGCAGTCGGATGTAACCACCAAGCACGACTCGGTCATTGCCGCCCACACCACCGCCATGGCGGCAGGCCTGGCCAACGCCGCAACCAACGCCAGCACCGCCACCAGCAAAGCTACCGAAGCTGCCGCCAGCGCCAGCAACGCACAAGCCGCCTGGACCGCCGCCCTAGCAGCCAACCCCGATCTCAACCCTGTGATCCGCATGAACCCCCGCGTGGCCAGTGAAAACACCACCATCCCCAGCCACTTCAACGCCTACAGCGCCGGCCCGCTGGAAATCGCAGCCGGCACCACCATTACCCTTGAAGACCATTCCACCTGGAGCATTTTATGAGCAACCTGATCTTACGCAGCATCACCGGCAAGGACGGCCAACCAGTCTATTTTCCTAACGGCATCGCCATCGGTTCCGGCAATTCCGGCGGCGTCAATGATATCGGCCTTCCCGGCCAGCGCGGCTTCGGTGTTGGCATCTGTCCAGAGGCCCTGCCCACCGGCATGGTGGAGCTGTCCGGCACGCGCGATCCGGCGTCCGACAATTACGGAAATTATCAGTTTTCGGACGGTAGCATCATGGTCTGGATGCCGGCGTTTTTTTACAAGTTCGGCACCGGGGTAAACGGGCTGGCGATCAACATTGTTGACATCAAGCCGTTTTCCACCTACGCCAGCATCGCCTCCGCCACCTCAGCCGGCTATGCGTTGCACCGAGCGTTCTACGATGGCGGCGCAATCAAATCCGGCGTGTTTGTCGATAAATACCTCGCCACCAACAACGCTGGCACTGCCAGCAGCCTGCGTAACGGCAACCCGCTCAGCAGTGCCCTTGCACATAATCCGTTTAACGGCCTCACCGGCGCACCCGCAAACACGTATGCCGGCGCAATTGCAGCGGCAAAAACGCGCGGCGCGAACTTCTTCTGCAACTCGCTGTTCATTTTCAAAGCGCTGGCTTTGCTTTCCCTGGCACACGGCCAATCCAGCACCAGCACCACATTTAATGCCTGGTATTCCAGCAGCACCAGCAACTTCCCGAAGGGCTGCAACAACAACGCACTGAGCGATGCGCAGGATGCCATGCTGACATTTGTGTGGGATGGCTACGCCGCCAACAACTCATGCAAAACCGGTAGCGCCAACCTGTTCGCGCGCACCACACACAACGGGCAGAACTGTGGCGTGGCAGATCTTAATGGCTGCATGTGGGAGATCACCCCGGGCTTGACGGTAAACAATAACGATCCCGCAGTCGGCAATTTTTATGTGCTGAAAACCGCCACGGCGATGCGCAACGTGACAGGCGGCAACGCCCTGGCGACTGATCTGTGGGGCGCAACCGGCCTAGCCGCGCTGTATGACGATCTCGGCCTGATGAACAACTTCACCGGCTATGCGCTGAATTTTTCCGACCGCACATTAACGATGGGCAGCGCCAGCCAAGCGCTCAGCGCCGCCACCAGCGGCACCGCATGGCAGATGACCGGCGCGGGCGTTCCGCTAGTGGCAGGCGGGTCAAACATGTTCGGCAATGACACCCTAAACGATTTCAGCACGGCGGATTCGTGCCCGATTGCCGGCGGGAATTGGGACAGTTCGTCCGGTGCGGGCGTGTGGGCGTTGGCCCTCAGCAATGCGCGGGGCAACTCCGGCGTCCATGTTGGGTTTCGCTCGGCCTTGTACCTCTGACGGCCCGAGCGATAGCGATGGGCCTTCACGACGAAGCTAGGCTGGATAGCAAATTTACGGACTTTGCACGTCAGATGAATTTGTATCTCAATCACTTCCCGAAACACGAGAAGCACGGTCTTGCGCTGGAGATTCGGCGCGCGGCTTATGACACCTACAGCTTCATCGTGGAGGCGCAAAAGCGCTATCACAAAAAAACCGCAATAACCAACCTCGATGTACGCCACGAGCAGCTGCGCATGCTGCTGCGCTTGGCGCATGCGCTCGGTTATTTTGAGTTCAAGGATGGACACCACCACCCCGAGAAAGACGGCGAACACCGCTACTTAGTTATCTCGCGGATGGTGGACGAGTTAGGGCGCATGATCGGCGGCTGGGTAGTTGCTGATCGTGCGCTAGACAAACGGGAAGCGTCTTAACATGTGCCCGATTGCCGGCGGGAATTGGAACAATTCGTCCAGTGCGGGCGTTTGGGCGTTGAACCTCAACAATGCGCAGGGCAACTCCAACGACAATGTTGGGTTTCGCTCGGACTCGGCTTCACCTCACGGATCGAAAGATCGAAGTGGAACCAAGGGAGACGCTTTCCGGCGCGAGGCTTTTGCCTCGGCTAAATCGGTTTGCATGGGCCTTTCTAGTAGGTTTGATTCTGTCATTCTCGAAAGTCTGGCCCCATGAAACGCGCTGGCTATTTATTCGAGCGCACGTTTACACCGGCGTCTTTGTTGGCGGCATTCCATGCCGCCGCACGCCACAAGCGCGGTAAACGCGCCTGCTTTCAATTCGAAAAGCACTTGGCACACAACCTGGACGCACTGCACGCCGAATTGCACGGCGGCACATATCGCCCCGGCCCCTACTACAGCTTCACCGTTTACGAACCAAAAACGCGGCAGATATACGCACCTGCTTTCCGCGACCTAGTGGTGCAACATGCCATCTACGCCGAGATCTACCCGATATTCAACAGGGGCTTCATTGACCAATCGTTCGCCTGCCGAGTCGGGCGAGGCACGCACAAGGCCGCTGATTATGCGCAGGAGGCAATGCAGGTTTGTGCGCCGGACAGCTACACGCTCAAGCTCGATATCCGCAAATTTTTCTATCGCATCGACCGCGATATTCTGCGCACATTGATTGAGCGCAAGATTAAAGATCGCCGCTTCGTTGATCTGATGATGGCCTTTGCAGACCACGGCGAACCAGTCGGCATCCCCATCGGCAATCTACTCAGCCAGATTTACGCACTGCTTTACCTAGACCCGCTCGACCACTTCATTGTGCGCGAAATCAAGCCGCTGCGTTACTGCCGTTATGTTGATGATTTTGTGCTTTTCGGCCTGACTCGCGCGAACGCCGTGACCGCACGAGAGCGGGTGATAGTGTTCTTGGCCGGCCTGCGCCTCACGCTATCACGCTCAACCCTGGCCCGCGTCACACGCGGCATCAACTTCGTCGGCTACCGCACCTGGGCCAGCAAGCGCTTCATCCGCCGGCACAGCCTTTACACACTAAGAGCCGCCGCCAAACGCGGGAGGCTCGATAGCGTGATCAGTGTTTTGGGCCACGCACGCAAAACCCACTCTTTGCAGCACCTGCTGCGCTACCTGAAAGGAAATCACCATGCCCTCTATCGTCTCCTACCGAAAGTTTATCAACGCCCAGGTTACTCGTGAACTTGCCGCGCCTGATGGCGCGACCGAACTCGCCACCTTGGCGGATGGCACCACATACGTTTGCCTGCCCGAAGCCGGCGCCCTGCCAGTCGCGCAGCACGCCGAAATCGTAGACAGCATCGCCAGCGTGACGCCGGATGCCACCCTGCGCGCTCAAATCATTGCCGCCAGCCCGCATTGTCGGTTGATTGATGAGCGCATGCGCACCATGATCCGCGACGCCTATCCATTGGAGGATGAACTTAAGTTCGCCCGCATCGGTGTTGGCGCGGCGATGGGGGTGTATCAACCCACTAGCGATGAAGTGCAGGCCATGACCGTGTTCGGCGAATTTGTCGAAGGCGTGCGGCAATGGGGGCGGGATCAACGCACTTCGCTTGGGTTGTGATGATCCACCCGCTGACTTTTTACGTTAACCAACACCAGACCGCAGAAGAACTTATCGCACTACTACCCTTAATCCAATGGCTTGATTCGCAGCAAAACTGTTAAGACCTTGCACAAAACCGCGCCGGCTATGGGCGCGTGCCTGTTTTGCGCGTTTATTGTGTGCTGTGTTGTATGTTTAAGCTGTTGATTTGATTATTAAAGTGTACGTTTTTATGTATATTTGAGTGCTAATCTTACTAACTCCTGTCAAACCCGCATGGATATTGGCTTTGCGGGGAGTGTTTATTATTTGCTCGTTATTCGCACACTATAAGCTAGCCTGTTTTCATAATGATTTTAGTCCACTCAGACCCGCGAACATCCCGATAAACGGCAGTCGTTGCTGCGTCCTTGTGACCGGCCAGCGCCTGGGCGAATTCGGCGCCGGCCTGATCGGTCCATAACCTGATCGAGAGTGAGCGCATTTCGTGGAAGGTCGGCGGTTCGATGCCCTCAGGCCAGAAGCGCGGCACGGAATCGCGCGCCTTGGCGAATCCCTTTGTCAGCCGGTTGAGCGATAGCGCATCACCTGGTGCTACTCTGGATTGATGCCGTATCTGATGCAGTAGCCAGGGTGAAACCACGGCATCGCGGCATTTCGCCACCACATCGGATAGCGTCAGATCGAGCGAGTCAAGGCGCAGATCGAGCGGGATGGCGAGTTGTGCGCCTGTCTTGCCTTGTCGCACGTAGAGCGTGCCGGACTCGATCCATGCCGATGCGTCGGCACGCTTGCGGAACTGCATCGCGGCCAGGTCTTCGCGCCTTTGGCCGGTAATGATGGCAAGTTCCATGGCGCGTTGCAGCCACGGGTCATGCTTGGCGGCAGCGGCATAGATGACGCGGAATCCGTCGAGCGTCAGGCGGGCGCGTTTGACGCCGGCCGGGACGCTGCGTAGCACCATGATGGGGTTGGTGGTTGCCCATCCCTGGGCGATGGCTTCGCGCCACACGTCCTGGACGTAGCTTTTCCAGTTCACCGCCGCGCCGTGTTTGCCGGCTTCGATCATGCCGTCGATCCAGTCCGCCCAGATGCGCGGCGCGGCGAGTTCGGCCAGTGTTCGCCGCCCGAATTTGGCCTCAAGTGCGCTGCGCTTCCAGTTTAATTGCCGTTGGGTTGTTGCGGCCAGGTTGCGTCTGGATTGAATCTTGGCGTATTCGCTGAGCCAGTCCGCCAGCGTGGCGCCGGTGCTGGCTTGAATCTTTGCGAGGATGTCTGTCTGTGCTTGTTCGGCCTCAACGTATTGGTTGGCCTCGATGGCCTGCTTGATCGCGTCCTTGCGCGGCACGCGGCCCACTGCGATGGCTTTCCCAATCAGGCGGTTGACGTAAACAAAGTACCCCGGCCGCTGTTCATAGAGGTTTGCGGGTAGATCATCGCTGGTTGTTTTGCGCGGCCTGCTCACGGACATGATCTAGGATGCTCTTGGGTTGGTCAGTTTGCTTCCGATACATCGCCGTTGGCAACACGTAGATTTTCGCGCCGGCGCGGATCGGTTCCGGGTAGATGCGCCCC